TTGGGTTGTTCGCGAACAGCGTATGGTGTTTAGTAGAGAAGAAATGGCTACTGCCAGATTTGCTAGTGTAGATTTGAATTTACCAGTGCGCCAGCGTGTGGCATTGATATTTCAAATGTTTAGACTGTGGGAGAAGTGGGCAGACATTTGTGAAATTAAAATGATTGCCAGTAGTTGTATTAGATTGGATTGGGAACCATTAATGTTCTTACATGATGCGGCTGGATATCATGTGCGTGGAACATTAGCTTGGAAACGATTGTCAATCAAAACGATTAAACTAGATGATCCAATTTTTAGTTTGGACACAATCACCAGTAGAACAGGAACTTATGATCCTAACAAGTATACAGATGTAAACAAGGAACATAGTGTAGATAGCAAAGAATTTAGATACCAATAAAGGAAAAGAAATGTTAAAAGCAATTAAAGCAAATGTAATCGTTAAAGCAATATTAAAAGAAGAAACTTCAGATTCAGGATTAATTATTAAAGGCATGAGTGACACGCCAACTGAAGCTATTGTTATGAGTTGTGGTCCAGAAGTTAACTGTGGTATTAAAGAAGGCGACAGAGTTATTGTTGACTGGGGTCGCACAGCTAAGATATCATATGAAGATCAAACTTACTATGTAACTGGGCAAAGCAATATTGTGGGTGTTTTTGGGGATTGAGCACGACACAAACTCGCCTGCCAATTCGTTGATGCCTAAGATAGAAAGCCGCAAAATCTCCTAGTTCTTGATAGTGCTCGGGGCGGCTTAACCTAAACTAGCTCTTAACTGCCAAGCGAACTTTTTATGCTGACGAATTCGATCCTGCGCAAAATTAGCAATGTCATCGTTTTCTTCAGCATCCGCAACTTCTTCTAATTTGCGATAGCTGTTAACCATATGCTCTTGACCTTCTAATACTAGTTCAAGAATATCAAATGCGCTAGCGCCTGTTTTACGGTCTTCTAAATCAGCATAACTTAATATTTCACTAATAGTTTCTGGAGCAAATGCGCCAAGAGCACGAATCAATTCGCCCAAATCATCTTGAATACTTTCGCTGTCTTCATAAATCTTTTGTAACAATTTATGCCAGCCATAAAAGTTTTCACCTTCAATGTTGAAATGTGAACTGTGAGCTCTGTAACTGTTTACAAAGTTATCACAAAATGTTTCGGTTAATTGATCTAGTGTTGTCATATTATTGTCCTGGGACTACTGGTTGTAATGCCTTTTGTGCGGCCTTCAAACGAATTTGACGATCGATAGCATCTTGCTGTAGCATATCTTGTTCAGCTTTACTTAGTCCACCATATTGTTGGCCGGCAATTGCGTTGCGTGTATTCATAGCACCAGCAGCTCCTTGTGTTGGAGCTTCACCGCGAACTTGTTGTGCGTATGGATTAGTAGCATATTCAGGAGCATTTGGATTTTGACGAATCTTACTTTGTTCATATGCGGCCATAGCATACGGCGCACTAAATGCTGCGGCTGGAGCAACTGAACTTAATACAGGACCAGCGCCATATGGTTTTGCTAGCGCAGCATCAAATGCTGGATTAGCACCACCTGATAATGTAGTTGGAGCAACTTCAGGAGCAATAGGTCCGCCTTCAGGCATCATTCCAGCATTATAAGGAACGCCTCCTGGTTTAATACCACTTGCGCCACCAGCACCAGCACCACCACTTGCGCCACCAGCACCAGCACCACCACTTGCGCCACCGGCACCAGCACTAGGATTACCGCGGAAAGCATTACCAGCGGCACTTAATAATTTTTTACCTGCCAAATATTCTATTCCATATTTGGCTGCCAAACCAGCAAGTCCAGCACCAGCTATTTCACCAGTGCCCCATTTTTCTTCATTACGATTTACAAATGGTTCTTTACCAGCTGGAGCAGGAGCGTGTTGATTAACAAACTCTTTAATTTGCTCTTCGGTATAACCATTAGCACGAGCTTCTGCTATTTTTTCTTCGCGTTCTTGATCTGTCATTTTAGTATCTTACTTAAAGGTTTTGTATATTTCCATTCGCCAGTTCCTGGATCATATTCTGGAACAGGATATAATTTATATGCTTGACGAATAGCATTTGGATTACTTGCGCCGCCGTTTTTATCAATATAACTTAAACGAGCTTCGGTAACTTCACGATATGATTTAATTAATTCAGCTTGTGTTTTACGGAAATCTCTATCAAAAGCAGTAGCGTTTGGAGCATTAGTTCCAGCGGCTAAGTCAGCTTTATAGCGGTGTAAATCACCTGTGAATTGACTTTGACCCATCATGTTATAAGCACCAAGCATTGGAGCTTTAGTTAGGTCAACATTTCGTGCGCGGTTAGCGGCTTGTTCAGCATCGGATACTGAACCAGGACCTGCTGTTTCACGCAATGTTTGACTAGCTATTTGAGCATTTAACGAATTAAATTGTTGTAACGCTGATTTAGCATCTGGACTTAAATTTAATTGTGCTATGCGATTACTAGCGTCATTATCTGGCAATGCTTTACCTGCCATAATGTCACGCACAATGGACCATTTTTGCTCGCCTGGATGTTCATTGGCAGCATTGTATAGTCCACTAATAGTTTCAGCCATTCCTTTACCAGTAGCTGGATCAACACGATTTAAAATATCAAATTGTTGTTTACGGTTATTGCTAATAACTTCGCCTTTTTGTGCGCCTTCGCGATATTCTGTATCAATAATCTTATTAAAGGATTCAGTGCGTTGACCTTGTGTTTTAATATTTTCTTTTTGTTGAGCAATGCCACCACCTGGAGCTGTTGTAGTAGCTGTTTGGTTAAATGGATTTGGAATACTAGGATTATTAACTACAGGCGCAGTTGTTGTTGGAGCAGTTGTTGGAGCAGGCTGTCTAACAACAGGCTGTGTGCCAGGTTGTCCAGGAATAGCAGGACCAGAAACAGTTGGAGCGCCTTGACCTTGTATGCCAGGTTGAGCAGCAATAGTTGTAGGAGTAAGTCCTTCACCAGCGCCACGACCAGCAGCACCATATGCGCCTTTGTTATAAGCCGCTGTGCCTTGCTGTTCAAGAGTTCCAGCAACACCAATCTTATTCAATAACTTAGCTTCTTCTGGAGTAGCTACGCGACCAGTTCCAACTTCTTTGAACACAGCAGTTTGTCCAGGACGACGCTCATAGTAGAACGCAGGGCCATTCTTGTCATAAGGATTTTTATAAATTTCACTACTTTGTTCAACACCTTTTGGTGCCGCATAAACAGCTAATTCTTTAGTAGTTAATTGTTGTCCGCTATTAGTAATACCATAGATTGGCATTCCATTTTTATCTTTTTGAATCAATACAGGTTCAGCATTAGGGCCAGAACCTATTGTTTGCATTTCAAAATAACGACCAGCACCTAGCTTTTGTTGTTCTTCAGCCGCTAAGTCTTTTAAACCTAACTGAGCATACAACACAGCTTTAACATAACTACCTTCTTCGCTTTTACTCTTTAATGCGTTAGCAATAGCATCAGGAGTCATTTGGCTTACATCGCGTTGAGCATCAGCTGTGCCTTTTTGGAATCCCATAATGTCTGCCATTTGGCGCATAGATGCTTGTTTAGCAAAAGCAGGAGCATTAGGATCCTGATAGATCTGTGCCATCTTAACTGGATTACCTAAATTGTCAACAATTTGTTTTCCATAATAAGTGTTAATTTCTGCTTCATTTGGCTTTTTACCGCCATTCATTTGAGCAATAGCTTGTTCAGTTGGAGTTAAGCCAACATCAGAACTAGCACTACCAGCAATCATAGGACTTACTTGATTAGGAGCAACAGGACCTTGACCTTGAACTTGGTTTAAGTAACCTTGTGTTTCTTGTGGCAATTGGCTAACATTTAATTGACCATTGTTAGCTTGTAAGTTTTGTTGAACACGACCAGGACCAGCATTATATGCCGCAATAGCTTTTTGTTCATCGCCACCAAAGTGATTTAACAAACCTTGATAGTATCTTTGACCAAATGCTTTATTACCTTCTGGTGTAGCTATTTCTTCTGGAGTAGCAGGAGCTACACCATAACCGGGATTGGCAGCAGTAGCTGGCATAATTTGTGCCATACCTTGTGCGCCTTTTGGACTTGTTAATACGCCACCTTGTGGATTAAATTGTTGTCCATTTGACTCGGCTTGAACCATACGATTAAATGTTTGATCCGGAGCAACAGGTTGAACTGGAGCTGGAGCTGCTTGTGGAGCTGTTTGTTGTGGAACAACAGGAGCACTAACAGTTGGTGTTAATGGATTACTAGGTGATAAGTCTTGTGGACTTCCACTAATAGTCATTGTTTGTTCACCAGTAGTTGGATCAGTTTTTACAGTTTGTGTAACTGGTTTAGCATTAGCATCTGTGCCTTCGCTTTGACTTTTACGAACAGCCGCTTTAAATGCTTCGATATCAACACCAGGCATTTGTTGTTGTAGCAAAGCATCTGGCGTATCCAGATACATTGAAAGATCTGCACCCATTATTCTTTTCCTAATTCAATCATTTGTAAACCAAGTTTACTATAGTCAACACGCAAGTAACCATCAGAGCCCATAATAACAGCATCTGGTTGATATTTCTGAACATCTTGAGCCATAACACCACGATAGCGTTTAGTGTCGCCTTTATAACTAAAGTCATAAATCTTATGACGGCCTTGATTGTCAACAAACACAATATTTTCTTTAGCCATAATATCTGATAAACTTGGAAGAATGTTAACGCCACCTGAACTGTTTCCGCCATTTTGTGTAGTTGTGTAACCATTAGTGCCGGAGAAGTTGCCTTGTAAGTTTGGCGCAAATGAATTCAAGTAATTAGCATATTGATTAGCATATTGTAATGGAACTTGACTTGCGGCCATACCAGCTTGTCCAGCTGCCAAGCCACCTTGTAATGCGCTTTGTCCGCCAGTCATTAACTGATTAGCTGCGCTAGCTCTTTGTTGAGCAATTTGATTAGCCACATTAGCTGCCGCAACTTGTTGATTTTGTTGATTAGTAGTAGCCATTTGTGAACCAGCTAATGCCGCACGAGCTGAACCTAATTGGCCAGCACCACCAAAGCCAGCTTGTTGATTAGCTAAGTTTTGTTGATATTGTTGTTGAGCAGGAATTTGACTAGCTGCCAATTGTTGTTGTTCATAATCAGGACTGAACAAACTTTGTAAGCCTTGACTACCTGCGTTGAAGTTTTGTTCTCCGCCAGTGCCTAAAACATTTTGTGCTTGAGCTCCATAGCCAGCTACATTTTGTGCCGCATAGTTTACACCAGGTAAACTGCTATTAAACAAATCTTGACCGCCAGCAATAGCATTGCCAGCGCCTTGAGTATAAGCATTGTAGCCAGCGCCACTATTAGCATTTTGTGCTATTTGGTATGGATTAACTTGTGGAACATAAGTTGTTTGTCCGCTTGATGAACCTTGTGAGGCATTGGCCATTTTATAATTCTCCTGATTTTCTATATTTAGTTTGTTTCATTTTACCTAGCTTTACTGTGGTTGATTAACAATTGGACCGAATGAAATAGGTCCGGTTGGACTAGGCGGCAGTCCTCCTAAGCTGGGTGGTTGTCCGCCTTGTGGTGGAGCAACAGGTCCAGCTACTTGAGTATTGGCAGGACCGCCTGGTTGTTGATAATTTGCTAAGTCACTCATTTGATACATGAAAGGATGTGTTCCCCAGTTGTATTGATTTTGAGTAGGATTTTGTTGTGTAATACTAGGATTGTAATTTGGAACTCCAGCTTGTATCCAACCTGGATTTAATCCAGCATTACTAAAGCCAGCATATCCGCCGAGACCATTTCCACCAGCACCTGGTGTTGTAGGTGTTTTACCAAACTGATCTAAATAATTTGGACTAGAAATATTTCCATTGCTAGCACCTTTGTTTAATAAACTTGGACCAAAGTATAATGCGGCCGCGCCACCTAATAATGGTGCTAACCAACTTGGTAATCCAGATGAATCAGTTGCTGTAGTATTTCCATTTGGAGCTGTGTTACCATTTGGAGTTGTGTTTGCGCCTGGCTGTGTTGGATTAGTAGATGTATTAGTAATTGGAGTTTGTGTTTGCCCAGGTTGCGGCATAGCTGGATTGTTAATTGGAGTTTTGCTCAATGAACCACCGGCACCACCTGATTGTGAAACACCCGTGCCACCAGTGCCACCAGCTGCTGAACCACCAGCGGCGGAGCCACCAGCACTACCACTTGCAGCTGAACCTGCGGCAGCACTACTACCAAATAAATGACTTAGTGCGGCAATAGTTCCAACACCACCTGCTCCTAATAAAGCTGCTGTTCCTGGATTGGCTTTAAGCCAATCCATAATGCCACCACCTGAATTTGATGTGTTACCATTAGCAGTTGTATTACCACCTGTTGAACTTGTGCCACTTGTAGAACCACTTGTATCAGTAGAAGTAGTTCCTGTTGTATCTGTAGATGGAGTAACAGGACCAGCGGCAGTATTATCTGCTGGAGGTGTCCATGGTTGACTCATATCCAATACAGGAGCAGGTTCATTTCCAGTCACTGGAGCCATACTAATTGTGCCATCCGAATTCATAGTATAACCTGGAGGCAATGCTTGCGTAGCTTGAGTAGTTGGATTTGGTTGATTAAATGTTTCTGGAGCAGGTTCAATAGTAACCGATGGATTTGTTCCGCCAGTATTGTATCCAGTTTGTGTTCCTATACCTTGTAAATCTTGTTCTTGGCCTTGTATATCAGACCAAATAGTTGGAGTTTCCGGAGGACTACCAAAATATTGTGCGCCAGTTGGAGCAGTATATCCACCTGATTCGTTTGGAGTATATGAAGTTGGAGCAGTATATGTAGTCTCTGGAGCAGGTTCTGTGCCAGTCCAATTACCCGAAGTATCATATCCTCCGTTGGTAGGTTCTACTGGACCTTGTGGAGTAGTATCATACCAATTGCCGGTATCTTGACCACCTGTGTAATCAGTAGGATTTGAACCAGAGTTATCAGTAGGAGCAGTATAATCATACGCACCGCTACTTAGGTCACCGCCACCACTGTTATCACTACCACCGAAATAATCGCTCCAACTACCCCAATCTGCACTCATCTTATTCTCTCTCTGATACTATATCATCATCTACTTTAGCTGGATCAGTAAAATCAGTTCTGTGAATACAAAACCATTTAACTGGAGCTTCCAAAGGAAGAATCCAGTGACGCTTACCGGCAGCAATATTCAAAACAGCAGGAGCTGTATGAATTGTTTTTTCTCCATCAACATCTAACATAACTTTGCCAGATGTTAATATACTCATATGATCGAAATGATGCTTATGTTGATGCATACAATCTTCGAGCGTTTCTAATGTCATTTCCTTGGCATAAACTCCGCCGGCAAAATGATGAACTACTTTTAGTTTTTCTTCTGATTCAGGTGTCATCGTGTATTTAGTAGATCTTAGTTAAACCGGTTATAACCAACTTGGTTTTGTGGGCCAAGTGACAGTAGTAGGGAATCCAGACTGCTGTGGAATATTCAATAAATCTTGTCTATATTGCTGTAATTCTGTTTGTTGATCAGTAGTTAAACTACTATACCAAGTAGGATTAATTTTATCAACATTAGTTAATTCATCATTTCTGTATTTTCTTAATGCGGTAGCACTAGCTACAGTATCATAAATCCATGATTTTGTTGTATAATCAAAATTATATTTTTGTCCACCTATGCTAGGATTTGTAGGTTTGGCAACAGCTTGATTGTTATCGATATAATAATCTTTGGCATTATAATCGCCTTCAACATAGTTTTTACCGTCAAGATTGGATTGAATCCAATCCGCGTTATCGCCGTGAATAGTTTGAAGTATTTGACCAGTTGTAGGATTGTATATTGTATAAATCATCGTTTAAGTGTTTGTGTTGTAATATTTCTAAATCCCACTGAAACATTGCCACCGCTATAACTACCAGCAGTTGTAATAACACCTACTGAAAGGTAATAGTTATAAGTTCCTGGTGTTGGAGGAGCATCAGTAAATCCAGTAAAATTTGTAGTAGATTCAAAATTAACTGATCCACCACCTGGGCCCGAATCAAAAGTATAATTGTCAGTAGTAATTCCTACATTGCCTCTAAATAAACTAACAGCTAAAACAATTTCACTATTAGCTGCTAAAGTAAAACTATTCCAATAAGTTTGCATTCCGGCATAGATATAAACAGGTTGATTATTTTGAGTTGTAGTAATATTAACACTCATATCAGTAGGATATGCTGTGCCTGATACTGGATTAGTTACAACAACATAACCGGTTCCAACACCTCCAGCCGCAGCTTGGAAATTACTAACTGTAGATGGTTGCATAGTTGTAGTAATAACAGTATTACTATTCAATGCGCCGGTAGTAACTAAACCAGAAACATTTAAATTAGCACCAATGGTAACATTACCACCAAAGTGAGCATCACCAGAATTGTAAGCTAACCAATATCCAGGACTGTTTACATTTCCTTGTGTAGCACCAAAGCTAGTAATATTGCCAGCGTAAACATAAGCAGAACTAATTTGTGTGGCAGTAATACTATTTGCTACCAATGAATTACCAGAAATGGTGTTAGCAATAATTGTATTACCAGAAATGGTGTTAGCAATAATAGCGTTGCCACTTAATGTATTAGCAATAATTGTATTGCCCAATAATGTATTAGCAACAATAATATTACCACTTAATGTATTTGCTGCTACAGCATTAGCTTGAATTGAATTAGCTGATAATGCGCCATATGTAACTGCGCCATTAGCAATAGTTCCAACAGTAACAGCATTACTAGCAATAACTCCTGGAGTAACTACATTATTAAGCAAGTTACCATTATAAGTTAAACCACCAATAGTAACGCTGTTACCAATAGTTAAATTGTTACCAATAGTAGCATTATTACCAATAGTTAAATTGCCGCCAACATAAGCATTACCTGTGCTAGCTTGAAACCAATAACCAGTTCCAGCATAGGTTCCTACATTAACATTACCACCGCGTAAATTTAATGCGTAAACATCATTAGCGTTTAAAGCACTAGCATTAACAGATCCAGTTACGAATACATTACCGTTAATAATTTGTCCATCAGCTAATGACCAATCAGTTCCAGAATATGTGTAAACAGTATTAACTGATGTATTACTACCCCATGTGAAACTAGCAGTATCTCCTGCTTCTGGAGCATAACCAGTTCCAATAGGAGCACTAAAGTTAGTTCTTGATGCGCTAAATGCTGCTGTTAAGTTAGCGTTAGTATTACCAGGAGCAGTAGTTGGATTTTGTGTAGTAACCACATAACCCATTGGAATAAATCCACGCTCACCCGTAGCACCACTTGAACCACTAAACTGAATTGGAGAACTCCAACTAGATGAACCATTAGCATACCAAGTGCCACCTGGTGTATTTGTATTTGCTTGTGCTGTTGAACTCCAAATAACAATATTGCCTGTGCCCGATGGAGTATTTGACCATCCACTTGGAGGAGTTCCTACAGCATTACCAAAGTTATAACTACCACCTGACGGCACATTAGGTTGTATATTAGCTTGTTGATATACAGTATATTGATAAACACTTGTGCCATTAGATCCAGTTAATACTGGAGTAGTCCAAGTTAAACTTGGATTAGCAGTTGTTCCGTTTACAGGAGCAATAAAAGTATTTTGTGAACTATAATATGCGGTGTTGCCAGTCGGCACACTATTCGACCAACTACTGGGCGGCGTAAATACCAAATTACCAAAATCATATGTTCCACCTGTTGGTGTAGATGGCGCAGTATTGGATCTCAAATAAGCAGTAAGAACTACTTGTGGTAATGCTTGTGTGCTAGTTACATAGTCTAAATTAATCGGAGTAGCGTTAACTACTGAATTAAAGAACACACTAGGAATAGTTGTTGCCGCAGTAAACTGAACTTGGCGTCCACCTAATGTGCTATAAAATAAAGTTTTAGTTGTGCCAAAACCACCTGTTACTAATTCCCATTGATAACTTGTAGGATTATTAAGATTAACTGGAGTTGAACTACTTGAATTTAAAATACCATAATATAGTTTATTTGTTGGACTTGTAGTAAATCCAGCGCCGCTTGCTGAATCCGCATAACGAATATTAACATATTGATAGTAATATGCTTGAACTGTTGTTGAACCATTTAAACTAATAATGCCACTTGTGGTATTAACTGTTAATACATTTCCAGTAGCACCACTATTGCCACTACCTCCCCCTTGCCCTAAATTACTTAAAGCATAGTTAAGTGCCGCAATAGTATGTGCTGGATCTGTAACAGCAAATGTAGTCATTATCTCGCATCCTGTGTAGGAGTAAACTGCCAATTAATGGCAGCACATTGCCAAGTTGTTGAATCACTTGAGTCGCCTAATATCAAAGTATTTACACGATATGCGTTTTGATTGATTTGTGTCCAAGGATTTTGTGTGTTAATTAACATTGTAACTGGCGGTTTAAAATCTGGATCAGTTCCAACACTATTAGTTCCACCTACAGTTACAGTAAGTTCACCTACACCATTAATTTGTAATCCATTAGTATTAATATTAACTACTTCAGGTAATATGCGATGTAACAATGCTTGTTGACTATAATTTAATCCTAAACTAATATTATCTCTGCGAAATATACTAGTAATTGGAGTATCATTTAAAAATGATGTGCCTTGATCTTTTTCAACCAATTGACTATTAGCAACACCTTGTAAGTAAACAACACTACGACTAGCTGTGTTAAAATCACCATTCATAAACAATGGAGCTTCAGTGGCATGACTAGCATTACTTACATCGCGTGGTGGATTGAAAATATCTAAGTCATAACGATAACTAATCATTTTGTTACACCATCCAGTAGATGTTAAATCTGGATAGTAATATTCAATTTGATTCTTTTGTGTGTTATTAATAACAAACACACGATCCACAAATGCTGGATTTAAATTAGCATAAAAATAATCTTTAATGCGTTGATTGCCAAGACTCTTAAAGTTACTACCATCAAAGCTCCACAAATCACGAGCATCTAATCCATATACTAATGTATCAGCATTGGCCCAGCAGTTTTCATTTAATAGTCCGCGACCTTGTGTTAATAATCTTACGCCAAGAATTGGAGCACTTGTAGATTGGTAATTGATTGGACTAAAAATAACTGTGTCCCAATAAGAACAAATATAAAAGTTACCGCCCATTGGGAATCCATCAATAACTGGACCACGCACTGGCACTTCTAATTGGTTTGCCACATTGGTTATAGTAGGTGCCCAAGTTGTTGGACCTGAATTTAAACCAAATGCTTGACTCCATTGAACCGTTGTTGGATAGTTTTGTGTAGTGCCTGAACTAATAACATCAGCAGTTAAGTTGCCAGCAATTAAAATTGATCCTACATTAGGTGTAGAATAGATGTGCATAAACTTAGCAGTTACAGCAGACCAATCTGGATTGTAGTTCCACTGATAATTAGGAACAATTTGTCCAGGAGCTGTTTGTGATCCTGTTGTTGAATTTACATAGCTAACAGTAGTTGCTGTGCAACCAGTTACAACATAAGTTCCATTATATCCTAATGGCACAACGCCACTAACAATAATTTGATTACCTACTGAATAAGGAGCTGTGCCTTGATTAGCAAATGTTAATGTAGCTATTGTGCCTGTTCCGCTAGCCGCAGTAGTTGTTAAGGTAACACCGTATTGACTATATTCGCGAAACTCTTCCGCATCCGGCAATAGATAGAGTGGAGCCGAGACCGAGTCATTGATAAAAAGAACAGTGCCATTCCAACTGTCAGTAATAGGGATGCCATAACTGTAACCAGGAAGATAAGCGTTGGGATCATTTCCATACCCAGGAGTAATGTTAGTAATTCCATTTTTATCGATAGCATACCAGCGTCCTTCTGTTCCGTTTGAAATTGCGGCTACAATAAACCAATATTCATCATTGGCTCTGTAACCTGAACTTACAAATATAGGAGTTCCTGGAATAGAGCTTAATATTTGTGTATCACCAAATACTGAACGAATACCTCTGGTATCTGTTTCAACATTAAATCCAATATTATATTCATTAGGTTGTAATGCCGAACTTGGAATATCCGGAGTGAAACTCATTTTAGTAAGTGGTGTTTTAAATTCTGTAAAAGTTTGTGCCATATTATTCCTTAAATCATTCCTGTATCTGGTAACCAAGTATTTGTAAAACTAGTATAAAACCAGCAATTACTATCCAATGTTAATGTATCTGGAACCGTAATACGGCCTCCAGGAGTATACCTAGCAATATTGCTAATGCGAATATTATCATAACATCCTAATACTTTACCAGTCCAATATTGCGGAGCCGCTCCTAAAATAAATGCTGATCCAGTTAAAGTATCTGGATCGGCAGAAAATGCCGAACTAGCAACTTGAGAACCGTTTACATACATATATGTGGTTGATCCAGATTGCATAATAACAATTTTTAACCAAGTAAGCGGATATCCTGCCAAAGAAGTTGCCATTGATTGTGTAGCATTTCTAAATGTTAAAGTTAAACTAGTAGAACTGAATAATTGTAATACTAAACTTGAAGTGCCTGATCCAACTTGAAAAACGCCATTCCAATTAGATGATCCACTAGTTGTAGTAGGATTTATTAAAGCTAACTCAATAGTCCAATCACCGCTCCAGTTCATAGCTTTAGAACTATTATATGTAACATTAGGATTATATGCCATGTAAGGTGGCGATAATGGATAAATGGTTCCGCCGGTCGTAGCTGGTGCGCTAGCAACTATACTGCCAGCTGCTGGACTTTCATAAGTCCAAAAATTTGGTCGACCACTTCCGGCCTGTTTATGTAAAAACATTAAATATATCCGTTTGCTATATTACACAAGTAATTAGTGCCATCATAAAAAATAGTTAAAGTATCAATAGCCAATGGTGCTACACTTAAAGTATTAATTCCGTAACTAAATTTATAAACACTATTTGGAGTCATCACACGATTACCTACAGCGTCTTGATTTATTATCAATGTAATACTACTACCTTGTGTCATACCCGACGGAGCTGCTAATGTAAAAGCAGCACTTGCTGTTACTTTTTGAACTGGACCGTTGGCCAACGCAGGTGTAAATGAACTACCAGTATTAACTGAATTAGCTGTAGTTTCAACATAAGAATTTAATGTTGTTAATCCACCAAAGCTCTTATTACCGGATATAGATTGATCTCCAGTTAATAATACTACGCCAGATAATTGACTACCATTACCAGTAATAGTTCCAGTTGTTGAAATAACATTACTACCAAAATTACTTAATAATGATACAACATTTGAATTTCCATAATTTCCATTAGCACTTGTGACACCAGTTAAAAAGGCACCATTGCCAATAAAATAATTGCTAGTAGAAATATTAGCTGTAGCACTTACTTGACCAGCAGTTATAATATTGCCGCCAGTAATATTACCTGTATCAGTAGTAATGCCACCAACAGCTAAATTACCAGTAACACTTATATTACCAGCAGATAAGTTGCCTGTGTAAGTAGGCAAATAAGTTGCCACATTGGCATTACCATAATTGTTATTAATGCCAGACAGTTGGCTACCATTACCTAAAAAGTAACTAGCAGTAATATTACCAGTTGTTGAATTTACATAAGTTTGTAATTCAGCAGTTGTAACAGTATAGTTGGTAGCACTTTGAACTACTGGGATAATAGTATTTGCTGTAATATTACCTTGTGCTAAGTTTGGTAATTGACTAAATTTTATATTTGACATACTTTTTCCTTATTCTTCAATGAAGTCTTGTCCAACTTCGCTGATTAAATTGTTATTATCTTCTGTTACAAAGTAAAATAATTCCGCTATTATATTGCCGATAGAAATACCAGTTCCAATTAATATTCCTTGACCAATTTCAATCATATTATTTCCTTAACTGTTATCATCCTGTAATGGACTTGTTCCATGTATTAATAACAAAGTATTTGGGTCATTAACAAATGGAGCATTTGGTGGTGTAAAGTTTACGCCAGGCGCATAACGAGCAATATTACTAATGCGGAATTCCTGCATATAACCATTTATAAAAACAGATCCTTGGCCGCCACCAATCCATGGCGTTGTTATAGTAGTGCCAGTGCTACCACTAGGATTTGTTCCAGTAAATGTTGTTGAATTAGTTACAGCCGTATAACTAGTTCCATTTAACCAAAAACCAATTTGTGGACTAGCTAATCCATTTTGACTTCTTTGCCAAACCATATGATACCAAGTGCCGGTAGTTAATGTTGGAACTGTAAATGTTGATCCATAACTAACTTGACTTTGTGAAAAGAATACGGTAGTATGATCCGATTTAATTCCTAATGCTACACCATTTTGTCCATATTCAAGAAATCCAATTTGTCCTGACACACTATTAAAATAAACCCAAAATTCGTAAGTAACTTGTCCAGTATTTTGAATCCATAAGTTGCCATTGGTGCCACCGTTTTGACTATTACTACTTGTAGCACTCCAGCTGGCAGCACAGTTTGTAGATGAACTTTGTTTAATAGTAATAGCTGTATTACTACCATTAAAGCTCATAGCTGTTTGGTTAAAGTGTGCTGTGGGTGGCGTAGCAATGCTAGGTAATTGAATCGTGCTACTACCAGTGCCTATTGAAAGATATTTGGCAGCTCTAGTAGTAGATTCGTTGGCATTACCTTGCCCTTGTCTAGTTGAAAACATTACTGATATGCCCTTGACAATGTAGCCCAGTAAGTTGTGCCATCAAAGAATGTATAGATAATATCTGTAGCATTGGCAGCTGATGATAATGTTTTAGCACCACCAGCAAACTTCATGTTACTTGTTAATAATCTATTACCAGTTGTGTCTTGTGTAAGAATCAATGTTAAACTTTGACCAGCTTGTGGTGTTCCACCAAAAGCATTATAAGTTATATTACCAGTTAATGTCAAAGTTTGGATTGAACCTAATGACACATTTGGTGTAATTGTTCCGTTAGCATTAGCACTGGCCAATGACACATCTTTGTAGTTAACAAATTGAACTGATACTGAATTACCTGTGTTACCAATGTTACCAGTGTAAGTTGGCAAATATGCGGCCACATTTGAGTTGCCATAACTGCCGCCGGAAATACCAGTTAACAATGATCCATTACCAATAAAGTAATTGCCTGACACATTTCCTGTTGCTGATATTAAGCCAATAGTTAATATGTTGCCGCCTGTAATGTTACCAGTTACAGATTCAGTTCCTAAGTTAATGATATTACCTGTAGTAATATTACCAGTTACACTAACATTGCCTGCTGTTAAATTGCCTGAGTATGTTGGCAAATAAGCTGCCACATTGGAGTTTCCGTATGTAGCTGGCAAGCCGGTTAATTGACTACCATTACCTAAAATGTAATTGCCACTAATGTTACCTGTAGCTGTTACAGTTGCGGCAGTAAATGCGCCAGAATAAGTTGGCAGGTAATTGGCCACATTGGCATTACTATAGTTTGCTGTGGCAACAATGCCAGTTAATTGGCTACCGTTACCAATAAAGTAACTAGCTGTAGCATTGCCCACAGCACTAATATCATTTCCGATATTAATAAATCTACCAACAATATTGCCGCTAGCACTAATGTTTCCACTTGAAATATTGCCTGTTGCTGTAATGTTATTACCAGTAATATTACCACTTACTGAAACTTGTGTTCCTTTTAATACATTACCAGTAATATTTCCTGTAGCAGAAATTGTAGAAGCAGAAGTAATTGCTCCAGTTACCGCAAGGGCTAATCCAACATTTAAATTAGCTTGAACAGATGTATCATTAATAATACTATTGCCTGGATCATATAATCCTAAGAAAGTTTGTCCTGAAATATTAGCAACAGTAACTACATTTAAAAATGGACTACTTAATTTGTATGCACTAATATTAGCTGGTGTGCTAATATTACCAGTTACGCTAACATTACCAGTAGCACTCATATTGCCAATAACTTTTAAGTTACTATTAACTTGTGCGTTACCTGTTACTAATAATGAACCATTTGAAGTTAAACTTGTATCAGCAACAACGGTGCCAGATTCAACTTGGCCGCTAGTAGAAATACTATTGCTACCAAAAGCAGACAATAATGAAACAACATTAGCATTACTATAAGTGCTAGTTATGCCTGTCAATTGGCTACCATTACCAATAAAATAATTGCCAGTAATATTACCAATAGCACTAAATGCGCCAGTGCTATTAAATCCACCTAATACAGTATTTGCGATGCCGCCGTTATAAAATCTAATATTATCATTTGTGCCAACACTAATACGAGCTGTGCCAGTCAAATAATCAACTACAACGCCATCTGAATATGGGCCAGGATATGTGCTAGTTGATTCTAAACCATTAGCTGCCGTTACATAACCAAGTGAAATAATATTATTACCAGTAACATTGGCATTAGCTGTAACAGTTCCAGATGAACTTATTGCTGCCGCTAACATAACACCAGTTAATGCTTGTATATCACCAGTATATGTGCCACTACTTAATAAACTAGTAACATTGGTGTTACTATATGTTCCAGGTTGAATAGGTAAACCAGTTAGTTGACTGCCGTTACCTAAAATATATGAACCTTGTATATTACCAGTAGCACTGAGATTGCCTGTTACACCAATACCAATATTACTTGACCAAGCATTTGATCCTACATTGTAAGTAAAATTAATTAAACTATTACCAGCACTATTACCTGCTGTAATACCAGCGCCTTGTAATTGAGCAATATTTGAAATATTATTAGCTAACAATACTGACAAATCATTTACAGTAACAACATTGGAATTAATAGTTGTTGTTGTGCCTTGAACAGTTAAGTTGCCAGTAATAATACTATTACCATATACAGTAACATTTGAACTAACAATTTCTGGAGCATACACATTTCCTGTTACAGAAACATTACCAGCAGAAATATTGCCTGTATAAGTTGGCAAATAAGCTGCCACATTGGCATTGCCATAAACATTTCCTGTTAAACTTGTTACTTGACTTTGTAATGTAGTAATGTTACTAGTATTGTTAGCAACATTACTATTTGTATTAGCCGCATTAGCTTGAATACTAATAATAGTTGGATCAGTTGGCAAGTAAGCTGCCACATTTGAATTGCCATAACTGCTGCTTAATGCGGCGGCATAAGTTAATTCATTTGTAGCGGCATTAAAATAAACCACATTGGCGGTATTGCCTGTGTCATAACGAACAGGATTAACATAAAAACCAGCATTGTTACCATTTAACGCATTGGCGCTAGCATTAATCATAATGCTGTTAGCTGGTTGATTATTGGATCCAGCACTATAGCCAATCGCTACGGCATAATTACCTTGTGCGTTATTGGCAGCCAAGTGTCCAATAGCAATAGTTTCAATACCTTGTGAATTATTACCTGCCGAACGGCCAATAGCAATAGCATTAGCATTTTGAGTAGTTTGTCCAGCCGCACGACCAATAGCAATACTATTACCTGCTTGTGTTGTGTTACCAGCATTTTGGCCAATAGCTATTGAACCATCGCCTTGAGTATTAGCACCTGCGCTGCGACCAATAGCAATAGTATTAGCCGCACTGGATGTAGCATTACCAGCCGCTGTGCCTAGTCGAACAATGTTACCTGTGTTTAATAATATGCCAGCTTGAATATTAGCTGTAGCTGACATCCAAGTAGCAGATACTAAGTTAGTAGATATTAAATTGCCAGTAGTAATGTTACCACTAGTAGATAAGTTACCATCTGTAATGTTACCACTTACACTAATATTACCTGCTGTAATGTTACCGGAATAAACTGGCAAATAAGCTGCCACATTGGCATTGCTATAATTTGTAGTAATACCTGTTAATTGACTACCATTACCAATAAAATAATTGCCAGCAATATTACCTGTAGCTGACACATTACCAGCAGTAATGTTACCTGTATATGTAGGCAAATATGCGGCTACATTGGCATTACCATATGTGCCAGGCTGAACTGGCAAATTAGTTAATAAACTACCATCTCCAACAAAGAAATTAGATACAGTATAATTAACGCCAATAATATTGCCAAGGTTGCCAGGAGTTCTTAAAATACTAGCAGTAATATTTCCAGTTGCGCTAATATTTTGAGCTGAAATATTACCTGTATAAACTGGCAACAAGTTTGCCACATTGGCATTACTATATGAACTAATAATGCCTGTTAATTGACTACCATTACCTTGATAATAAGCAGCTGAAATGTTTCCATTAGCTGTAATGTTACCAGTTATAGTAAGTGTGTTACCATAGATAGTAGCGGCCGAAGTAATGCTACCTGTTGTTGAAATAGTGCTAGCTGAAATAGCGCCTGAATAGATAGGCAAGTAATTGGCCACATTGGCATTGCTATATGAAACTTGAACATCAGTTAAGTAATAACCATTACCTAATACATAATTACCAGTGACATTACCAACCGCACTGACATAACCGCCAACACTAACATTTCCTGTAGCAGTAATGTTGTTAGCTGTAATATTACCATTGATAGGTATTGGAGCAATTCCAGTATTATATAAACCAGTATTGTTATTTGGTAATATTGTTGGATTGCTTGTAGTTGTGCCGTATAACCCGGTTGAGTTGCCTGCCATTATTGTTCCTTAATTATTTTACTTGGTATTGCTGGTCGCGTCTTGGTTGGAATATACTAGTTAATCTAGTATTACCGCCTGACCATTTGCCCAAATTGTTTTGATCTTCAACAGTTTTCCAAGCATCAATTGCTTTTTGTTTGTAGATAGCGGCATCGTCTGGGCTGTGTCGCTTTGTATAGTATTCAGCTAAAGAATTATAAACATAACCTTCTGGCCAAGTTTGTAATACTTCGTTAGTTTGAACTGTTTCACCAGGATCTCCACCTGCTACTGGAGTAAACAATAAATCCCAAGCACGATAGTAATACAAGTTTAAAACTTGTCCTGCCGCAATGTATGGCAGGAATTGATAGTATTGTCCAACTTCAGAAAACTTACCGCGAATAACTGCTGGCACATTAACTGGGCTTAGATAAAATTGAGCAACCATGCCCATAGTAATAATATCTCTATCACCAACACGGTCATAAACGATCCATGGTCCAGTGCTAGTTGAGTTGCCACCATTTTGTGTATATTGTCCTTGTTGGAAGAACAAAATAGGTTTGTTCATGTCAGCTGGAATTGGCATTAACTGATTATCGCCAACTACACCAAATGTTTCATACGGATTAGTTCTTAGTGCTGGTAATTCAATATTACGCATGGCTAACTCAGCCATAAAAATACATTCTTTTATTTCATTGTCATCCGAACTGCCAGTAAAATCTTTTAAAAATGTTACTAGCGTATCAGCATTTGGTATTACAAACATGGTTTAGAATCCTTTAAAGAATTTTGTTTCGCCCGACTTGACTGGATATGGAACTTCAATTGGAATAGGTAGTTTGCCGCCGGGAAAGCAAACATACTGTGGATATTCTTGTTGAACTACACGATAGAATTGCGCCTTTAATGTTTTGTCATGTTTGATAACACTCCAAGGCATACCACCAAAATATGTATCAGAAATACGAATAGCAATAACATCGGGTAAATCCATCCATTTATAGCCAATTTTACCATCTGGCATTAGTGGAGCTAATGGATCCAACCAACCTGCTTCGGCAGCCGCACGATACTCTTTACAACGCAATGCTACATAATCAGTATTCATTTGTTCGCGTTGGATATAAAATTTACCATCTTCGCGGCCAGTAGTTACTTTGATATTTTTACTTTTGTTCCAATCTGTGCGTTTCCAATCGCCCTTCATAGAACGATATAAATCATTATTTTGTAATAGCTTATCTGCTACGCCATTGTGTGCTGTTATAATGCCGCCGGCATCTTGGCGCATATAATCATAATCTTTTTCGGGATCCTGGTCGGAGAGATATTCGGGTTTATTAATGTCGTTGTTCATAGATGTATTTAGTGGCGGATGAATATTAGGGGTTTATACAAATGGATTGCTGGTCAAAAAAAAGCACCCCTAAGGGTGCTTTCCAATACACTAAACTATTGCTTAGTATGTATTTGTTGCACGCAATACTAATGTGCTTGGACGAGCTGTAGTTACATTCGCGCCAGTTGTAGAGATGTTATTCAACATACCTACGCCAGCTGGGTTACGCACGATTAATGTGCCTTCCATGATGAACTGGTCTAATGAAGCGTCAGCATTACTGAATACTTCGTTGTTAGGACCTAGGTCACGCAATGAACCCCATTGTAACACTTCTTCGTTCAAGAAGTAGATACTATTACTTACACCAGCTTGATCCATGATCCAAGAATCAAAAATCTCGTATGTGTAAGAGAAGTCGCCTTCGAAAGTCTGGATTGTGTCACCACGCTCAGAATTTACACGGTTGATAGAACGACTTGTTGGGAAAGTATCAGACAACATTGTGCGGAGACTTGTAGGAGCAACTACTGTGCGAATCTTCGCATTGTAACGCTCTTCAGCTACAGTTACCAATTGACGATAGTTAATTGGAGAGAACAATTGGTTAGTAAATGTTCCTGTGTAGAATGTTGTTCCGTCAGCATTAACTGTAAAGCTGTTAGCAGTTGCTACAGGAGTGTCAGTTGTTGCGTTGTTTACATTGGTTGTGATACCTGTTAAGTTACCACTAGTTGTGTAAAAGGATTGTGTGCCAGCAAAAGCGGACAATGAACCCATACGACGACCAGTTTGTGTATTACCAGTAGCACCACCAGCAGTTCCAGTTTGACCACCGTATTGTGTTCCAACTTGGTCGTTACGAACTAATTGTTGTTCTACGTCGAACATTAATTCGATTAACTGTTTAACTTCTTGGTATGCTTGTGGATCTCCACCAGACTGCATTACTGCGCGAGCTGTGCCAGAAGCAGCAACTGTTGTAGCAAAAATCTGTGTGTAGTTAGCTAAGTTGTAACGACTGTTACTTTCAGCTTGACTTGTTGAAACAGGAGCACCTTCTACCCATGCTTGTGTTTGTGGCAAGCGGTAGATGTCATCTGTCCATAAAGGTAAAGTAGAGTTTACTTTACGCTTTTTAGTCATACACATATTTAAAACTGGGGTATCGTCTTTTACACGATTGGATACATCTAAATCTAAGTCCTTGACAACGATATCAGCGCCATAAGCTGTTGTTCCGTTACCAATTTGACTTGTTGTAATTTCTGCCATGTTATTCTCCTTGAATAGTAATTAGGCTAAATCAACGACTACCTCTAGCCGCTCTAAGTTTACTTAGTTGGGCCATGAGTAAGTTGTCTGCGGCTTTTTTATCGCCGCCCTTGGCTTGTTCACGAAGTTTGTTAATAGAGTCTTGTTCTCCCTTGCCATTATTAGTTGACACACCTTTACGGCCTGTCAATTGTGCTAATGAACTTCCAGCAGATTTTGCTTGAGGACGATCTCTAAACTTGAGTCCATCTCTAACTAGTCCTAATAGGAACTCGTCGGATGAAATCAAATCGATATTCTTAACACCAGGTAATGTTTCGCCATTAGCATTAGTCCACGCTTTACCAATTTTCTCGCGAATTTCATTATAGACATATTCGTTTTTCAACTCTTTGTCAGTAAATGATTTGCGGTTTTGTTCGAGTAATTGTTGAACTTGCTGTCTACGCATATCTCTGAATTGATCTAAGTTTGGCTTTAAGCGACCTATCACTTCACTTTGCTGTTGCATATAGCGATTGTTTTGCTCCATGCTGGCTTGTATTCTAGCTTGTTCAGCTGGATTTCTACTATTGCTAAGTTGTTGTTGAAAGGTCACATTATAGTTTTGAGTCTTTAGGATCTCATCATAGGCTTTTTGTAGCTGCGGTGCTATGGTAAACTCCATTGCTAGTGTTAATCCCTCTTGCTGACTTCTTTGCTCACGCAAATATTCATCAAATTCTGCTTTTTGGATTTTTAACTGTCTTGCATCTTCGTGTATCGCTGATCCTTGTCCGAGAATAGCTGCGGCTTTCTTAGCATCAATAACAATCTCTTTACCATTACGCATAAACTTGAACTTGGCGTTCGGATTAGTTTCTGCGAAATCAATAAAGTCAATTAATTCATCTGCTGTAGAGTCTGCGTCTGTAGGTTCACTTACAGTTTCCTGGGTGTCCTGCTCTTCAGTGCCACTATCTAAATCATCATAACTTGAATCGGCAACTTCTGGCTCGGCTTCTTGGCCTTCTGGTGCCACAGGGGTTTTAGCATTTGCCTCAGCTGATTTACCTGTCTCAGTCCCGTCGGTAGAGCGCATCTGGTTACGCAATGTCATTGCTTTCATAGCGTCCATTTTCGCTGCTATTGAGTCCATACTGGGAACTGCGTTGTTTTCAGTGGCCGCGACTTGGTCGTTAGGCATGATATTTTCTGTCATAAGACTTCCTTATATTGTTCGGTGGGATCAACAGAACCATTCTGGTGATTTACCACACGCTTTTTATAATACGCCGCGCGAGTCAGCGTATCAATAAAACTTTGTAAGCCTGCTAGTTGATTACTTATCGCAATGCGTCGATTGTTATCTTCCTCGCTGTGGCCTGTTAGAGCTGACAAACTGTCAGTTAAATCAAATTTGGTAACATGAATAAACATAGCTAATTGCTTATTCAATAGTAATGCTTCGGCTTCAGAACCTTGTGCTTTAATACGATCCAATTGAGAGGGAGTCATAGTCTTAATGTTATTAAGATTGACTTTGACTCTCGAATTAAATGCGTCTAATGCTGATTGTTCTATCATTAATATACCTTAGGATTACCTTGTGCTTGTGCCATGTAGTCCAATTGCGCTGTAGCAGTTTGACCTGTAACTTGTGCTTTAATCTGATCCACTTTGGCTTTGTTGAGATCCGCTTGTGAAGTCTTGTATTGATCTTCTGGACTTGGTCCTTTTTGTTGTTGCATAGCTTGACCTTGTTTAATCATATTCATAACTTCATCATCGGTTGGCAAGTATGTATCGGATTCTTTAACACCCAATACATAAAGCGTATCAGCATAAGGCTTTTTAACTTTTTTGTAAACTTCTGGAGTTAATGTTCCTGTAGCAACCAATTGTGTTAGTTGAGCTTGTAAACCTTGCTGTGTTTGCATAATGATTTGCTGGCGTTGTAATTGGTTCTCTTCGGACATCATGCCCAATGCCAATTCCATATGAATCTGCTTACGCTCACAGAAGTTCATTTCATCCCAAGACTTATAATCTAAGAACACAGGTTCTTTGTCAGGATTATATTGTTGAGCTAACTTCTTAACTCCGTAATCATCACCATACTGGATTAATGTGCGCCATACAATCCAAATCATTTCTTTCAATCCATCAGCGGCATTACGCACAGCGTTGTCTTGAATAAGTTGATTTGGTCCTAATGCCATACTTAACTTTTCGCCTGAATTACCAGCAGCCATTACTTGTGGATTAAACACATCTTGTGGTTGTGTCATACCAATAATAGCCATAGTATCTTGTTGGATACGATTCATGGCGTTTTCCATAAAGCCCAAGTTACCGGCTGGAGCAGGCATAGGATAAATGTCAGTTGATGGATCAAACTTAGAATCTAAGATGAAGATAGCGGCTTCGCCATCTTGTAACATTTCAAAGTCAACCTTATCTGGTTTAACACCTAAGCGTGGAGTAGCTGTTAACAAGCCCAATAGTATTTCAGCGCGATGTCCAGCTGTAGCATATTCCTGCATAGGAACTACTGACTCAGCAATACTCATGCCATAGAAATTGCCTGGTAATGGCTTTGGACACATATTGGCAACAGGAATAAACTCAACTTCCTTAGCGGATATAATATAACTACCAGAGAATATAATTTCAATTAACTCTAATTCGCCATCACCATCGATATCATACTTGTCCCATACTGTTAAGATGGTAACCAAACGGCTATCTGGGTCAGCACCCACACCAGACTCAACAGGAATCCCCATGACAGGCACACTATCGCGAGCATGAATGGCGAGGTTATTAAGGACCGAACCCGCTTGATACGCACCATTTTGATTATACTCCGCATGCATACGGAACTCGTCCATATGGTCATTTAACTCTGGGTAGAGTTGAACTGCTTCTTGGATTGTCATTGGATCATAGAATCCGCAGAATACTTGATCCTTCATTTCTTGGATTGTAGGATCACAAATCCAATAATGTTGAGCAATGTTTCTAAATTTAATTTGTAAGTTCCAGCCAGTTAACTTATATTTGGCTGAGTAAATTGTATTACGATTAATAGCATCATCTAGTGCGGACTGTTCGCTTTCGCGACTATCCATTTGTTCTTCACTAGCCATACTATCCATATCAGGCTCTTCGCCCAATTTCATTCCATTAATGATATCATCCAACTTGCCACCAATACGCTCTTGGGCATCGGCACCAATAGTCTGATGAATCTCTGTCATAACAGCTTGCATATTAACACCTTGTTTGCGGCGACTTTGGCGCAATACAGTTAGGGCCTGATCTTCAGCTTGGCGTTCAAATGCTTTTAATTGATCCAATGTGCCTTGTGTTTCAACATAGCGCACAGTTTGTTCACGGCGTGGTAATACCATAAGCATACCATTTTTGTGCATACAAGCATCCATAATCCAACGCTGTAATATAAAGTGTGGATCATTTTCTTGATTTAATACACGGCTAACCATATTGGTAGCTTGGCGTGCTGCTTCATCATCTTCATCTGTTTCTGGAACAAATTCAAAGTTAATTTCGCCTTGTGGGCAAAGTCCTTTGGCAATAACAGCAGTAACATAATCAACGCATGGTTTAACTACAGGATGGATATAGTCAATGCCATTTACAGGAGCAGTTGATTCGCTAACAGCCAAACACAAATAATGATAATCCGACGCACGATTAACAGCGTTTTTGGTTCCTAAGTAGCGCAAATAAGAAGCGCATTTGGTGTCCAACTGACCTTTTAATCTAACAAATCTAGCTAGTGTAGTATTGTTAGTGTTAAGTTGCATTAGAACTTTGTTTTTAATTTCCAGCATTAGTGAAAGCCTTTAGTGTGATAGTTTATTTAGTGTCAAGTCAAAATCACGATGGATCAAAGGTGCGTTTCCATTCGGAATGAGGTGGTTGTTTAGGTATAATACGATCTCTTTGTGCACGCATACGCTCGCGTGGTGTGCGATTGTCCCAAGGCTCAGCTATGCCCTGCAAACAAGCCATTACACCATAACGAGCGGAGTCGATACAGTCGTCGGGATCGGAGAAACGGCCATGCTCATCTACATAATAGTTTTGTGCTTCACGCAAAAAGTCCACGCAATTTTCATTAACCATCATAGTGCCAAACTCTAACATTTGACGCATTTGATTTATACCATAGCTTTTATGATTAGTTACACGCCCTTGGCTGTCCGGCGGATTCATAATAGCTTTTTGATATACATTTAATTCATACTGCTCAAACAACTCGCGTATCGAACTAGATGACATAGTGTAACGACCAGCAGTATTAGCATCAGCAGGGAGAACGATAGGCGTCCCGAATACTTCTGGTCTAAGGAGATGATTGATATACTGTGTTGGCACAGCTTCTTCCACACCTTGGACAACAATTTGTTTATGTAGGTATATAACTTGTTCATATGGATCCCAATATAATAATGATATAACTGTTTTATCGTTAACCAATCCCAAGTCCAATGATATAACACGATGTATTTGCGGCATTTCTCTAAAGTTATATTCACTAGCTTTGTATGTAGGCCAATCGCGTATTTGAAACACAGCGCCTTTACCCATAACAGGCTTACCAGCAATACGAGCTTCACGCTCATGTGGCAAATAATCTCGTTCTAGTTGGCGTCTAGTTTCATTTAATAAAAATGGTTCATGCCAAGGATCGTATTCGGGAACATCAGTCCAAGCTACACGAATAAAGTTATATCCATCTTCTTTATTCCAAAACTTAGATACTAATCCGTTTAATCCTTTTAGTGGCGTAAACGAACATAACACTTGTCCTTGTGTTGTAGCAGTTCGAGTAACAATTTCACTAAAGAAGTCATCGGGCGGTTGTTCATCAAACACAGCTAAGTTTAATTTGAAACCCTGCATTTGTCTAACTTCTTGTGTATAGTTGGCAAACAACAGATAACTTTTGGCACCGGTGATATGTCTGACTTCTACTCCCAAACAGTTAGCGCCATCGTTACGCATAGTATCCTGTATTATACAATAACGAGGAATGGCTCCAGTTCCAACTTGTTCTTTGATTTTAACATCCTGTGTGCCCAGTAATTCATTTTGGAGAACCATGGCAACCTGACTCCAACCTTCTCCTGCTACCATAGCTGTAATAGGACCATCAAACCTTTTACCTTCCCACCAATCAGGATACAGTCCAGTTAGGTGCATAGCAGTTTCATAGCAAGTGGAAACGGTTTTACCAATTCGGTTAGCCGCTAGTATTCCACGGCGTGCCGAACCACTAGTTTGAAAGAAACGCTTTTGATGTTCAAAGGGTCTAAAGTATTTTAGCTGATTGTATTGCATGTCATCGCATACAGCTATAGCCAAATCCTGAAACTTAACTTGTGAATCATTGTCCAATAACTTAATAGCTTCTGGAGTTAAGTTATGCTGTTCCGTTACCCAGCGTATAGCCCTACGCATTAGTAAGTTTGAATCTAGCATAAGTTAGTTAAGGTCTGAATGGATATTGTAAATGGCTAGCAACGCAGTGGCCAATGACTCAACTTCACTGTTTGATATACCCGCGCTATCCTTACGCAAGCCCAACTGTAATCGTTCGGCTATTAAACGCATGATATGTTCGCACTGGCCAGGAAACTTTTGAACAAAGGCTTCGCGATGTGCCGCCATAACCTTTTGTTGTATTTTAGTTTCCTGAGCCTTGAGCCGCTCGGCATCTTGATCCGAACTGTTAAAGTCTATCACTGAACTTCCCATGGGTTGTTAAGTTCGCCACCTTCCACATTGACAAAGTCACGGTCAATCCACATAGCCCAATGACTACTGTTGTTAACACGCATCTTTTGCATAATGGCTTTTAAGTTACGGCCTTGTGGAGTCATACTGCCATCCGCTCTTTGAACAATTTGTTCTCCAGTGCGTGGATCAACCCAGCTCATTAATTCTGGACGAACCTTGCCCCATTTGTCTAGCTTTTCACCAACTGGTTTAGGTTCAATAGGACCAATAACTTCATATGAAATCATACCGTTCTTATACTTGCGGAATATAGTATGAACCTTTTTGTTACGGGCACGATACTCTTGATCCGGATGTGGAATGAATGGAGTGTAAAATTGATTTTGAATTTCTTTTTCGCCCGGCAAGCTAGGATCACGAGCAGGAGGATCTTTTAAGTCCTCAACTGGAACCATTTCAG